CCAGCAAACTGTAACCTAATTGTTTCCAAGTCATTAAACAATGACTCAAATCCAATTGTATAATTATCTAAAAGTACTGACTTTAGTTCCATAATATTTCTCCTTATTTAGCGAGTTATCAAAGCCCCATGATGGCAGCTTCATATATATTATATAGTATTTTTATTTATAATGCAAGTCTTTTTTACACTCCACACACACCACCAGTACCGCTGATGTCACAGATGTCGTGTGTCTGTACGTTGTCCTCAAACTCTTCACCTAGTTTTTCTACTGCTTCTGCATATGGAACAGCAGTTAAAGGCTGACCGCCACGGCACCCATCAGGGAAGCAGGTAAAGCCACGTAGCCTGTGGGCATACTTAGCTAGTGTCTGTGCAAAGTCTTCTACACCAGACTCGTTGTTGTTGGGCGTTCCCCATGCAGGAAGATTGATAGTGCTAGAGATAGACATGTCTACATACTCCTGCACGTTAGCTTGGAAACTTAGTCGTCGTTCATAGTCAGTAGCAAGATCAATAGCTGACTCAATCTCTTCTGGCTTAGTGCCATACAGATCAATCATCTCCTGTGCTGCACTGTCTACTACATACTGGTAGTGCCACTTCTTTGACTTGAGGTAGCGTCGTTTGTATGATACTGCAAATATAGGTTCAACACCTGTGGAAGTTCCAGCCAGAATGCCGATTGTTCCAGTAGGTGCAACTGCTCTAACTGCTGCTGGTCGTGAAACAGATAGTGTCTCTGAAAAATCTCTGGCAATTCTGTCGGACTCTGCCTCGTAAACTTTAAGCCAGCGATGCAGTTCTGGGGTAGTCTCATACCTATGTCCTCGTTGGATAAGCCATTCGTGAAGCCCCATGAGTCCCAGCCCCAGCCGCCTGTTCTTCTCTCTGACAGTGTTAATCTTATCATAAGGTAGTTGTGCGCGTAAGGTTCCGCACAAGAGAAACTTGGTTGCGAGTTGGACGACGCCTTTGAGTTGAGTAAGGTCATCAATCCTAGCAAAATTAAGACTGCCAAGATTACAAACGTCACTGTCATCTTCGGACGTAACTTCGGTACACGCATTACGAAGGGTTTCGTTTTCTTTCTCGAAGAAGTTGAAGCTAAATCCGGGTTCAGCACTTCTAAGAGCCTGACGTACATTATACCTAAAGACATCTCCTATTTCTCCTGTTTCCCAATAGTTTAATAACCAATCAGTATCATAATTTACACTGATGTTTGTCATGTCAAGAGGACAAGGGAAGTCAAAGTCATCCTGCTTAACGTCAAAGTATGTTTGGCCTGTCTTTCCCACAGGCATTTCATTCCAGTTCTTAGCATTAAGAAACTGCATAATGTCTGGATGCTGATGATTGAGCGAAGCATAGATAGCACTGCGTCTGCTACCACCCTGCATAACTCTACGGCCAATCTCGTTAATCATTTGCATCTTAGGAATAGGTCCGCTGGCTGTGCCGCCTGTACCCTTAAGAGTTGCACCTTCTCCACGATAGACAGAATAATCAATACCAATGCCACCGCCTGTCATCAAACAAGATTCAGATTTCCATGATAGGTTAGCCCAATCTTCTCTGGTATCTTCTTCTGCTCGAAGAAGGTAACAGTTATTAAAGAATTTCTTTTCGCGTCCTGCATAATATAAATATCTACCACCCGGAAGGAAGCGGAGGTTAGACATGTGGTCAATCAGTTCGTCCTTCTCGTCACGAGTTAGATAGTTCTGACATACATCTTCAACCAGAGTACACGCCAGTTCGTGCATAGTTTCTGCGCCTGTGTGTGAGTATTTAGTATTGAAAATATCTTCACTGAACTTGGACCTGAACTGTGGATTTCTATTGGACTTAAACATATACTTCCCCTTCGTACTTCTATTTGTTGTAATATAACTTTAAAATTAACTCTGCATAATGGATAGCTTTCTTGATGTCTTTCTCCCCTTCTCCTTTGGTACGGTGGCGTGTGATATACTTTACTACATTACCCTCAAAGTAGTCAAGGCTATTAGCGTGGATATATTCTACTGGCTGTATGCCGCAGTCTTTGTAGTGATTGCCTCCGACCTGCTTAGTCAGAGTATTGTTGATGTCTTCTTTGTAACGTCTTAGATAATAATCATCTGCTCTTTCTTTAGAGGAGGATGTTAATCCTTCTTCTGACATTCTCTTGATCTCCTGTTTCTATTACCTTCAAAGCAAAGCTCCTTACCTTGTGAGGCTCAAGCCCTGCATGGGTACAAATTATTTCAAAGTCTTCGCTTGTCACACCGATAGATGCAAAGAACCATGCCTTAGCTTGGTCTCTTTCAAGTGTAATGCTACTGGCTTCATAGCTTCGTTTTTCTTTAAACAAATCTAAGAAAGCTTGTAAGATAACAGATACGTATAAAACTTTATGTGGGTCTTTGTTTAATTGATCGTATAAAGATTCAAACAGTGGTTCATTCATCTTCATGGTAGTCCTGAACTGGTCTATAGAACTTACCACCTACCCAGTTGTTGTAGTAGGCTGGCTCGTCTGTGCCTTCTAATGTAGCAGTTAGCACATGCCGTGTTACTTGATGGTAGCACTCATAATACTTTAAGCTTCTCTTGTTTTTAAACTGTCCTAGCATTTCAAATTTAAAATTATCTTTGCCGTGCTTGTCAATATCTTCTTTGAGGTGACGACTAGAACCTGCATATATTTTCCAGTTGGATTCAGATTTTTTCTTACCCTTACGGAAAGACCAGTACTGTTTACATCCTATATAAGATTTCTTAGTTTTAATATTAGTAATACAGTATACAAAACCAAAGTGCTTATGTATGTCTATCTTCTTGTCGTAGTTCCAGTGCATCTAGTAAAATACTTCTTCTACGTCTGGCGTTTTCGCCACCTTAACCAGATGTCTTTTACCCGCTGAATATTTAAATGTACGTAAGCCTCTGCCCTCATTCGCATCACTCCAACATTCTCGATTGTGGCGGCAATACACACAACCAATAGGAAGACGCATGTTACCAGACTTACCGTCAGGAATAGCAGAATAGCACCTATCAGGGACCGTTGAGGACGGCTCCACCACTTTTTTAAGCTCTCTAATACGTTCCGCAGCATTTATCATCTCCATTGAATGTACTTTTGATAGACATATCTCACCAGTTGATTTGTCTATGACTAAGAAACCGGCCTCGCTCAATCCATTTGCTTCTGCATAAGCTGAAATCTGTGCAATGTAACCAAAAGGATCGTCGTTTACTAGGTCGTTACGTTTAAACTTATCAAAGCTTCTACCTGATGCGCTCTTACAATCAATAAGGACACCATCAATAAGAGAATCTTGATGTCCTTTAACACCTTCTAATGTTAGCTCTCGTTGCTGGTCAGTGACTGCATGTCCTGACACAGTAGCACATAGTAACAACAGTTCTTCTAAAATATATCCATATAAAAATTTAATTCTTGTGCTTGGTTGTATATGATCTTCAGTTGTTTCTACTCTTGAGTCATACCATAACTGTCTGTTTGGTTTGCCAATGGCTGATAGCCTTAGACCTCTGCGATCCCTTGGAGTTTCGTTCATGAAGTCTTTAACGTGTGTCTTCAACATCTCTCCAAAGGTATCAATGTGCTTGTCTACCTGAGCTTCATCCATCTCAATAGGATCAAAAGTAAATAGCTTATAAATATCTTCAACTAAAGTATCAATTGTTTTAGTCATAAAAATTAGAGGGACACCTAAATTAATAGATGCCCCTCCTCTCCTTTCAAATTACGAAGCTAGGGGGAAGTCTACTACTTCGTTATTTGTGTATCCATTAGGGACCACATCAAAGTCAGGACCGCTGCTTGTTGCATACTCAACAAGATCACGTACCTGCAAGGAATCAAGGTATCCCTTAACACCTTCTTTACCACCAAAGGTCCATGCTGTAGGACGGGCTTTTGCACATACCTTTGAACCATTACCAATCAAGGTATTGGCAGGGAAAGAATTGTTCTGTGCGTCCACTACTCGAATGCTACGGGGATCACCATTAAAGGTAGTGGTAAACTGTTTTAGCGTAACAAAATCACCACGCTTATCTTCTGGCTTGTTTGCTGTTACATTCTTAACAGATAGTCCTGCATCCTGTGCAATCTTCAAATTGTCTGGGTCAAGATTACAAATGTCAATCGTGTACTCAGGCTTCTCAGGGTTAATCATGTTAGGCTCAAACACCTTTGCCCAGTAAGCTTCACCAGTAATAAAAATAGGGTCTGGATATTCTTTAGTCATTTTAATTTCTCCTAGAGTTTCTATTTAGTTTCCATCTTGTCTACTACACAAGAACAAACATTATAACATAAGGTTGATATGAAATCAACACTTCCTTGTACTTTATTTTTACATCATACTCTCTTTAAGTAGGCTTGTCAACTTATTAATGGGTCTCTGCCCATGTTTTTCCTACTTTATATTCTGAATCTAAGGGGCAGATAACTCCTAGTATTTTCTCAGTGTCCAGAATAGCTTGCTTGGTTATCTCACAAAACTGAGGAGTATCTTCTATGCTAACTTCAAACTGATACTCATCGTGAATAGAACCTACAAGCTTGGCATTTAGTTTCGTCTCATTAATTTGCTTTGTCATCTGAACCAACCATTCCTTACAGATGATTGCTCCTGCACCTTGCAACAAGGTATTGAGTGCAGCATGTGCAGACCGTATCTGCAACCACCTACCATCTAATCCTTTGATGGACCCTTGGGTTGCAGCTTCAGTGACTTGTGTACGAAGTCTTTTCAGGGCTGGCATGTTGCTTAGAAAACTTTCTATAAGCTCTCTGCCCTGTGCTGCTCCACCTCCAACAACCTTACCAATCTTAGCAGGACCAGCACCATAGAGAAAGGCATAGATAAAAGTCTTTGCCTGATCTCTGTTGGTGAGACCTGCCATCTTCATGTTGGCTGTGTGTACATCTCCATTAACTACTTCATGTATATACTCCTTGTCTTTCATGTAGTGTGCAAGGCACCGTAGCTCTAGACCAGAAGCATCAGTACCTACTAAGTTATAATTGTCTGGATCAGAGATGGTCCATAGTGATCTGAACTCTTTACCATAAGGACTGTACGAGGCTGGGACTTGTGCCATGTTAGGACTATTGTGAGCCATACGGCCCGTGATAGTCTTCAGTGTCATTACCCTGCCTCGTACCTTGTCGTCATCGTGACACTCTTTGATCCACGACTTGAGCATACCTGTTCTCTTCTGTAGCAGGAAAAACCTACTAAACATCTGAGCTTCTGGCATCTTGATGTGGCTTAGAGTTTCTTCATTGACAATAACATTACCTTTGTCTGTGTGCTTAGTAGGCTTCCATCCTTTCTCCATCAACCGTTCTGCTATCTGCTTACGAGAAGCAATGTTAAAGGGTATGTACTTAACCTTTGTCTTTAGTTGTAGTTCTTTAGGTGGGAACATCTCAGTTGCTGTAGCCACTAAGCCTTCCTCTTCTTCTTGTAGCTCAGACAGTAGCATCATGGTTCCACGAAGGTTAAGAGTAAAACCATTCTTCTCTTGCTGATCTACGATAGCTCTAACACAATTTTCTAAGCGTATGCTTTTTGTAGAAAACTTTACTCCTTCTTTGTCTAGCTGTTGTGCTACCTTGTGTGTAAGCCTAACGTCCTGCTTACAATACTCTAGCATCTCTGGCGTGTAATAATCAAACTCTTTGAACTCTATCTTAGTATCACTCAGTCTCTCTCCCCATGCCTTGAGGGAATGTCCTCCTTCTCTGACAGGGTTAAACAACTGTGATTCAATGAGGGTGTCACGAATCTGTCGTAGCTGTATTGTAGAACCTATCAGTCTGTTTAAGACAGGTGCATCAAAGCTAATGCCATTGTGCATTATAAATTGTTCTACGTTCTTAGCCCACGAAACAAACTCGTGACACTCCTCACCTACCCACGACCACTCAGTACCGTTGTCGTAGTCTCTAGCCACGATGCAGTGGATAACTGTAGCATCAATAGCATCTGTTTCTATGTCTACAATAGCCCTCATATTTAGAAAGGAATATCTTGGTCATCTTCATTATCAACAAAAGGATTATCAATCTGTGTCATGCGTCCTGTCTCACTGTCGTAATGTAGGTGTGTAGATATCCCTGTGTCTCCTGTGTAACGGTTTTTCAAGATGCGTAGTGTAGTTGTGTTGGCTTCTATCTCATCGGTGGCCTGTTGGTTACGCTCCAATGCTATCACACTATCACTGAGATGTGCAATAGATGCTGACCCACGAAGGTGTGACAGGCTTACCTCACGGCCATCCTCATGGCCCTTGTCACCTGATGGGCGGCGGAGGTGGCTGACAAGTAGCAAGCCAATGCCTGTCTCCTCAACAAGAGAACGTAGCTTGGTCATAAGTATATCAATAGACTTACGCTCATCACCTTTGTCTTCCTGTCCTGATACAAGGATGGATAGATGATCTAGGAAAATCCATTTACAATCAAGAGCCTTTGCCATGTAACGAACACGATCTAGTATCTCGTCGTTAGAGATAGAGCCAAAATGATCGAAGGCAAAGAACCTGCCAGTACCTACTGTCTTCTCCTGCCAATCATTCAACTGTTCTTGTGTGAACTGGTCTCTAATCTCTTTGATATACAATCTTGCGTTAGCTTCCACTGACATAAGATTGAATGCAGTGTTACGTATGCTCTCCTCTAGTGCTAGTACACCAATATTGTACTTAGTAGTAGACATAATGTGGTGCATAAGTTCTCGAATAATACTACTCTTACCCATACCAGCACCACTAGTAAACGTAACTAGTTCTCCTGTACGCATACCGTATGTCTTTTCATTGAGCTTAGACCAAGGATATAGGACTGATTCAAAATATGCTTCGTCATACAACGAAGAACCTAGCTCATTAAGATTTAGGATACCTGCTGGTGTGTAGGACTTAGCGTTCCACCATGCCTCAACAAACTGAGAACGCTGTCCTGTCTTCAGGTACTCATTAGCATCCTTCATACTAAGATGGACAATCTTACATTTGTTAGGCTCAAACAGTTGGCCTACCTTCTGTGCTGCTTCACGTCCTTCCTTGTCACTGTCAAAGCACAGGATAATATTATCAAACATGTTAAGGAAATCAAATGATTCCTTACAGTTCTTTACTGCTGCACCAGCACCATTCTTGAGAGATACAACAGGCCACTTGGAACCTAGTATCTCGTAGGCTGACATAGCATCAAGCTCACCCTCACAGACAGTGACATACTTACCCTTGCGAGGGAACAGATGCTGACCAAACAAACCTGCATCGGATAGATTACCTTCTGACCAGAACTTCTTACCCTCTACGCCCCTGATCTTACGACCAATCAACTCACCGTCTGATCCTTTGTATGAGTATAGGTGATGGGTAATAGTAGAATTATTCTTGATAACTGATACACCATAAAGCTTGGCTGTATCAGCAGCAATCTTACGATCACCAAGGTCAGAAAGAACAGCGTTGTCATAGCCATTCAAAGGTTTAGGCTTGTCAATAGATACTACCGTATTAGTTTGCATACTTGTTTCCTCGTTGGATGGAATAAATTCTTCACATTTGTGACAGTACTGATGACCATCTGAGTACAAAGAGTTTGCATCAGAAGAACCACAAGACTCACATGGAAGGTGCTGTACGAAAGTTGCTGTGTCTGTCATGGATTACTCACTGTTGGATACAATTTCATAGAGTGTGGTATAGTCTACGTTACGATCTGCATAAAGAGTATAATATAAACTACTATAATAGTCAAGGGTTTCTTTAGCCTCTGTTTTTGTTTTAATATCTTTACTTACTAAAGTATTTGTGTTAGTATTTCTAACTGCCCATCTTTTTACCATTACATATTACCTGTTTCTTTCCATGCTCCACTTAGTATTTGATTTCTATATTCTTTAAATTCTTTTTCAATAGCTACTAACATTTCTAGTTGATCTAGGTCGTCTAGTTGTTTAAAGCCTTTCTGAGGTGCAATGACCACCCCATGACTGTACTTAATTTTAAATAAATCGTACCTTTTCATCACATTGCTCCTTGTAAGGCTTTCCATGATACAGGAAATCTCTGTTCGAGTTGTCTATTTATATCTTTAACTACATCTCTTGTCTCCTTCTGCGTATCACTAGCTAGGCGTAGCTTACACACTCTAGCAAAGGCTGCGATGCTACCACTCCAATACCACTCAGTATACATGCCTTGTGGTAGTACTGCGCGTGCTTGTTCTTCACATACTCCTTGGGTTAATAAAGCTTTATAGGCATCGGTAGCGTGCCGTACAGCATCACCATAGATATGATTGATAATGCTTGGTGATGTTACTAACTCTTCTGATGATCCTTGTTTCTTATCATCAGCAGCCTTACGCCACTCACTTGTGTACCATACCTCTGGATCATCAGACACGTAGCGACGGCTCACCTCGTTCCATACTAACCCTACCTGATGCTTACCAAGTTGTCTAGCCACAAAGATAGGCGCTCTCATATGGAACTGTGCGGAGCAATGTCCGAACGGTGTCCAGTGGTTGTGCTGGGCAAGATAGTTAATTAACTTAGCATCTTTTTCAGAGATTGGTTTGCTTTTGGGTGAGCGTTTGTTGAACGATACTCTTGCTGCATTTACAACAGTAACGTCACTGCCCATGTGGTCTATGAGTTTAGCTGTCATCGGATTGTCCTAACATCCATTGTGCAATTTTTATATGTTCTAATGCTGTTGCGTCGTTTTTTAATCGGTTAGCTCTAGCAGATATCCATCCAACATTTCCTTTTACATATCCTTTATCAGGTACAATGCGATCTACTTGTGCCGCATTGTCAGCATATCGGTTAATGGCTAAAAGGTCTAACTTAACTCCCAGAATAGGACAGGTACCAGTCCAAATAGACTTTAGATATTCTTCTGTTAAATTAAAAGGTAATTGTTTTTTATTTGCTCGTCCTTTAACAATTATATTTCTGCTATGGAAAGGGTTTTCTTGGTTAAATTTTTGTTCGCGTTTTCTCTGACATGTTTTACATTCTGAATATCGCCATTGGTAAGTAGTGCCGTCGGAACGGACCTTGCGTCTTTCATAATACTCAGTTATTAGTTTATTTTTTTTACATTTGGTACATACTTTTGCTGGAAGTTTTGTAAGTTTGTCGAGCGCGTGAAACAAGTTAAGGTATTCTTCATCAACCATCATTGAAAGTTTCCTCCCATAGATTATCTATAAAGTCTTCCTTGTCCTCCATGATCTCGTTGATCTCCTCCTTGGCAAGCTTCTTAGCTTCCTTGGCTGTGTACCCTTCTTCAGCATACTGTCTAGTAAGATCACGAAACAAATGGTTGCGTTCTTTTTCCCATAGATTTTTTGCCATTACTCTGCCCACTTACCTCTGTTAATTCCTAGTTGCGCGCTTAGTTTTTTAATTGTTTCTTCTTTATCTTCTATAGCTTTCTTCAAGATAAAAACATACTGCTCAAGCTTTAGAATTTTCTGTGCATCATTCATCTTCCTGCTCTCTTGTAAAAGATATGCTCACCCACTGTGTCCATAAGAACAAACTCTTTAGACACAGCCCATGATGGCGAGACATACACTGCATGATAATGCGTAGCTCGTAAAGTATTACGTAACATCACACCATTTAATGTTAATTGAACTACTTTAACAACCTCTTCTAACGCATTGATATTGTGCATACTTTCTGACTTACCGTCACACCAATAAGAGAATTGACATTTGTTTCTTACTGGATTTTCTTCCCAGTATATGCCTTGTCTGACTACGCCGCATATAGTATTCGGAAAAGATTTATTATGCATTCTTTCTAGGATTACATTAGCCACTGCTAATTTTCCTATGAAAGTTTCTGACCTAGCCTCAAAGTAAACTGCTTCGACTAGGCATGTACGTTCGTCTGCTTTTGCAGGACTGATAAGCAAGAGCAGTAGCAGACTACTTAAAATATATTTAAACATTAGTGTATCCTTAGAATTTTAAGGCTAGATATATGATCTCCGAAAAAAGGTTCAAGAGTTTCTTTCATGAACTGTTGTGCCTCTAACATAGTCTCAAATGTTTCTAGGCTATCCCCATTTTCTGCTACGAGAGGGGTTGTTTCTTCAAGGTCTGGTTCTTCAGGAATTTGTACTATGATGTATGACACGGCTGCTCCTCTGGACATTTTTCTAGGTCATGGATAGGCAGGTTATAGCAATCAGCACGTACTGTAAAGTTATTATCCCCATCCTTCTGTCCTTTTTTTAGGAAGCGTGCATCTTCTATGTATTTTTTCTTATCATAGTGTCCCAGTACCCAGCATCTTTTATTATCATAAGACACACGGGTAAAGATATAGACATCACACTTCTGGTTGGGATTAAAGTTGGACACTGAACACTCATAGTAATCTCTAGGAGCTACTGATGTACGTTTAGTTTTTACATCAGCAGTCCTTCTGTCTGGCAACACTAGGTCATACTGATAGGTATGTTGTATGTCACCACCATATATTTTCTGTGCTGCTATCTCTCCGAGGAACCCAGCAAGACTACCACCACCTGACTCGATAGAGTTGTTAAGAACTCCCATCTCCTCTGCTAATTTAGAAGCTAAAGCTCTATCATAATCAGTCAGGTCAATAGCTTTCATTATACCACGCCACCTATATTGTCCCTAATGATATCACTGAAGTTAAGTTCTGCCCAATAGATTTCAAGGGCAAGTGTTGCGTGCAGTGCCTCAAAAGAATGTTTCTCTCCAGCAGGAACCACACACATATCATTCATATATAAAATTGTTTCATCTATTAGGCCATAGTCTTTATGCCGCTTAATAATTAACTCTCCTTCCAAGACATAGAACGCATTGATCTTACTTTGATGTGCGTGTGTACTACAAAAGCCACCCTTATTAATTTTAATCTGATGGATTTCAATAGCGGGTGTTTGTAATAGAGGACGTGTCTGTCCCCAAACTTTTCCTTCAATGTTCATTAGTCATCCTCATTTACTATAAGATTAAAAGCTTTGTAAATAAACTCATTCAACTCTTCTGTATCATCAGGGTTATATCCAAATGAGAACACAAAATCTCTAACGGATTCCCACGGGACATCTAATTTAGGATTGGTTGTCCACTCATGATAGATCACATTGTCAGACATCAATCACCTACCTTCATACCACAGTATTTAATTATATATTCTCGTGCCTCTTCTCTTGCACGTTCGCCACCTTCTTGTTCAAGTGTGTTTAAAATCTCACTCATTACCCATGCGTTACGACGTGAGGATTTACCCTCTGCCATTAACTCATCGACCCGCTGCGCTGTAGGTGTCGTCGATCCATTGCTCATACTCATTCTCCATGATTAAAAGTTCACTCTCAACCCAATGATTAACCTCGTCCAGTTGGATATTACTAGACACACTACAGTAATGCTCTAGCACTGGAGTTATCCACGGGTCATAGACCTCGTTCAGATGTTTCAAAACTTCTTCTTTAGTTTCAAACTTAATTACCATTATCTTTTTCCTTTCTTTTATTCTTAGCTGTTACACCTGCTAGACGTATCTCCTCAACTGTACGGTTACATCCTACACAATATTCTTTGTTGTCGTCGAGTTTACAGACATCACAACATACTGTTTTCATGTTGATACTTTTTCTACTGCTGCTACTTTTACACTCATATCGTCGCTGTGAAAAATCTTATACTCGTGACTGTTTCCCTTGATATCGGTAGCAGTTACTCTTGTGATGGTGTATGTAGGGTTTCTCTCAGTGACACATGTAATTTCAGTGGCGTTAAAACTTGCAGTCTCACTATACATTTCCTTCTCCATTTTCTTATAAATAAACTTTTACACTAACGTAAAAGTTTTAGGTTGGCCTCCACAGTAGGACTCGAACCTACAACCTACAGCTTAGAAGGCTGTCGCTCTATCCAGTTGAGCTATGTGGAGTATACACACATTAGTCTTCTGATGTCAACTCTTCTAGTTTTTTATTTAATAACGATGTGATTACGAACATAGCATCCTCATTGGAAGGTGCATGATGGAAGGCTGCATCAATAGCTGCTGCTAATGAGCCATAGACAACAACAATAGGGTTCTTACCTTCTTTTAGATTATACTCTATCTCAGCACCAAACAGTTCATAAAAACTGCTGATGTCCCTGCCTCTGGTCTTCCACCCATCGTTAACCATTACCTGTCTCCCATACTGTATCCCAAGGTATACCACGTTTTTCAGTACGCCTCAAGATATTTTTCCATTTAGTTAAAGAAATGCGTGAATAATTTTGTGGGATAGGATAGGTAGCTGACTTAGCTCTTACCCATTTCCATCCTACCTTGGCCTCTACTAGCCTAGCACCTGATCCTATATAAGGTAACTCATTCTCAAGAAAAACCCAGCCTTTAAACTTTGGCATCTTTTTTCCTTTTTCTATAAAGGGTTAAGTTAATAACTGTATTAACCCAGACACCTAGCAACACAGTTGCTTCTACTATTAAAGTGAGTATCTCAACCATTGCTATCGCCCCTGACCACGGTATTTTTTGTATCGGTTGCGCCTATTCTTATTCATAGTTTTACTTGATATCATAGAATGATTTCCACCTATACTTGTTTTCTTCTTGGTTGTTTCTATAACTGTATTTGATTTAGATTTTATCATTTATTCTCCTTTGGTGTGAGCGGCGGGACTTGAACCCGCAAGCCATAGTTGGCGACAGATTTTAAGTCTGTTGTGTTTACCAATTTCACCACGCTCACTTAGTTATAT